CTACCTGTGACACGTAGGCGTGACGCGCGGTTCTGTCCCGGGACGAACTGTCGCAAGTACAACAGCCGTGACAGGAAGGTGTGACAGATGCTCTGGTTCACCGCAGAAGGTGTACCCGTCCCCAAGGGGTCACTGCGACACGTCGGCAACGGCCGGCTCGTGGAGCAGACGAAGGTCAAGCCGTGGATGTCACGGATACGCAAGGCAGCGCTGGAGGCGGGACAGCGGCAGGGGGTGTCACGGATCGACGTGCCCGTAGCCGTCACGGTGACGTTTACGTTCACCCGTCCCAAGTCAGCGCAGAACCGCCTCTACCCGCACATGCGCTCTGTGGGTGACATCGACAAGTTGTGTCGCGCTGTCCTGGATGCGCTGCAGGTGAGCAAGACCGAGGAAGGTGTCATGGATGACGACTCGCTGGTAGTGACACTTATCGCGAGCAAGGTGTACGGGGATGAGCCTGGTGTCACGGTTGAGGTGACGGAACTGATTTAGCATCAGGTGTACCTGTAAGGAGGGAACATGGGCGATCAGCCGAACCCCAACTCACGAACCATCCCCGTCACTATCAAGGTCACCCCCACCGAGGCCAAGTTCCTCAGGTCCCTGGGGGGTACCCCTGGCAAGGGCCTTCGTCGAGTCCTGGCCGAACACATCAAGGGAGGGCACTACATGCTGAGGAGCGACGAGTGAACGAGTGTGAGTCCGAGTTGGTGATGCCGTTCGTCACCGTGGAGAGCAAGGGCGGCCCGCACGACGACATGTCGTACACCGCTGGGTGGGAGATGGGTGGCCTCTACGCCAGGCTGGAGTTCACCGTCCTCCGCCGCCCGTTCACCCTGACGATCGATGCCACGAACATCCCCCAGGCGGATCTGATCGCGATGAAGTACGGGTACAAGACGACAGTCGAGACACACGACGAGTACCCGGAATGGGCTGTCATGAGTTTCGAGCCAGGAGTGACCGAATGAGCGCCGTCTTCTTCCACGAGTCTTCCCGGGCCATGCTCGCCCCGATCGAGATGGTCAAGCCGTACGAGAACAACGCCAACAACGGTGACGTGGACATCGTTCGCGACAGCATCGAGGCCAACGGGTTCTACGGCGCTGTCATCGCACAGAAGAACACCGGCATCCTCATCGCTGGGCACACCCGGTACGAGGCCCTGCTGTCCCTGGGGGCCACGGAGATCCCCGTCATCTGGCTGCAGACCAACAACATCCAGGCGGCACGCATGCGCCTGGTGGACAACCGCTCGACCCGCATGGGGCGAGACGACCCGGCCCTCCTCCTGGAGGAACTGCAGACGATCCTGGAGGCCGACAAGGACATGCTCCTGTCGGGCACCGGATACCTGGAGACCGACCTTGATGACATGCGGCGACTGCTGGAGGAGCCCCTCGACTTCGATGACGAGGAGTTCGCCAAGCAGCGCTCCAGCCACGTGTGCGTCTGCCCCAACTGTGGCTGGTCATCGGATGAGAGGAGCCGCAAATGAGCGGAAGGGAAGTGGCCCTGCCGGCCAACCGTGCGGCGTCAGCGCTGCAGCTTCGGATCGACGGCGCACCCTTCTCCGCCATCGCGGAGGCGCTGGAGTTCAAGGACGCCAAGGAGGCACAGCAGGCAGTCGAGCGTGCGCTGGCCTCCGAGTACCGGTCACCCGACGAGATCGCGCAGGTCCGTGCGCTCCAGTCCAAGCGCATCGACCGCATCCTCTACTCGCTGATGCGCCGGGCCACCAACCCCAAGGACCCAGACCACCTGGCCTACGCGAACCGTGCGCTGGCCGCGATCAAGCAGCAGACCGACCTGGAGGGCGCCGCGGCGCCAGCACGGGTGGACATCACCTACAACCCCACCGCTCAGCAGTTGGAGCAGTGGGCCAACGCAGTCACCGCGAAGATGCACGGGCAGATCGCAGAGGGGGAGATCATCGACGTTGAGTTCGAGGAGGACGAACGTGCCTAAGGACCCCGGCTACCGGCCCGACTGGAAGCGTCGAGCGATCCTGCACGCACCCAAGGATGAGAAGAAGAAGATCGTCTTCCACGTCTACGGCGGCTTCTACTCGCTGTTCGCAAAGGCAGCAAAGCGCAGGGACATGAGCCTGTCGGCTTATGCGCGTAGAGCGCTGGCTGCGTTCATCTCCAAGGACCTGGAGATCCCCTTCGAGGACCTGTGCACCAACTTCCCTGCCGTGGTCTACGACCAGTACATCAGCAAGTACGACAACGGAATGGTGGTCATCCAGAGGGACGATGGTCAGGGTTATGGCCATTGGCAGATCAAGGAGTTTGTTGACTGACCGTGTGAAGATGGACGCATGAAGATGCGTTTCAGGGCGGCTTGTCCCCTGTGCAGGACTCCGGTTCCGCAGGGGACAGCCGCCCTGCGCTTCTTCGGCGGCTACGCCCATCCCGCGTGTGCCGTCGCCTGGAAGAAGCGGAGGATGGCACAGCGTGGAACAACTGCCCTTTGATCCCGAAGAGTTCAAGAAGTGGCCCCTGGCAGCACAGGAGAAGGCCCTAGAACTTCTGCGCAACCGCAAGGAAGCGCCGAAGATCTGGTACTGCACCCGAGGCAGGACGTGCGACGGGCGGCCGCACGCTGGCGCGAACTACCCGCATGCCCGCTCCGACCAGTGGCCCCCTGAGGGCGTGGACTGGTTCGCGTGGCTCCTGATGTCCGGCCGAGGCACAGGCAAGACGCGCTCCGGTGCGGAGTGGCTGCGCAAGATGAGCCAGCACGTACCACGCATGGCCATGATCGGCCGGCGCGGTACCGACGTGCGCGCCACCATGGTCGAGGGGCCATCCGGGCTGATCTACGTGTGCGAGCGCGCAGGCATCTCCTACGAGTGGCAGCCGTCCAAGCGCGAGTTCACGTTCGCCAATGGGGCCAAGGCGTACGGCTACTCCGGCGAGGAGCCCGACTCCCTGCGTGGTCCGCAGCACGGCATCGCCTGGCTGGACGAGCCAGCGCACATGCCCTTCATCGAGGCGCTGTGGGACAACCTGCTGCTCGGTCTGCGCCTCGATGTCCCGGGCGGGTCCAAGGTGCTGGTAACGAGCACTCCGCTGCCCGTCAAGTGGCTTAAGGACCTCGTTGCTGACCCCAAGTCGCGCACCGTGCGCGTGTCCACCTACAAGAACCTCGACAACCTCGACCCCAACTTCCGCGACAACATCCTGGCCAAGTACGAGGGCACCCGCCTGGGTCGCCAGGAGCTTCACGGCGAGATCCTCCAGGACGTAGAGGGTGCGCTGTGGACCTGGGACCTCATCGAGGGTGGGCGCATCAAGCCCGACAGCACGATCGAGAAGTTCGCAGAGACGATGGACCGCATCGTCATCGGCGTGGACCCAGCCGGCACGTCACGGCGCAAGAGCGACGAGACGGGGATCATCGTTGTCGGCAAGAAGGACGGCGAACTGTACGTCCTGGCTGACGGCTCGGGTCGTCACACCCCTGAGCGCTGGGCACGCCGAGCGATGGACCTGTACGAGCACTGGTCTGCTGACGCGATCATCGTGGAGAACAACTACGGCGGCGAGATGGTCCGCTCGGTGATGACCAACATCGAGTCCTTCCCGCGCATCAAGGACGTGAACTCCACCCGAGGCAAGTTGATCCGCGCTGAGCCTGTGTTCTCGCTGTACGAGCAGGGCCGCGTGCACCACATGCCTGGCCTCACAGACCTGGAGACGCAACTGACCGAGTGGGTTCCTGGCACCGGATCTTCGCCCGACCGCATGGATGCCCTCGTCCACGCGGCACACGAACTGTCTGAGCACGCTCGCCCTGCGACGCTCTCCACAGCGACGGGGAACCTGAACCGAGGTTCAGGCCGCTCACGGCGGGACACGCACACTGTCGCCAGGGTCATGGCCCCGGAGCGGCTCACGAGAGCGACGGTACGCTCATGGCTGTGACGGAGATCCTCTACATCGCAGCGGCTGTGCTGGTAGGAATCCTTGCCAGCGCACGGCTGACAAGACTTATCACGACCGACTCCTGGCCCCCGATGGTGTGGCTCCGCGAGAAGTGGGCAGTCATCACCGAGGAAGGGCCTTGGTACGACCTGGTGGAGTGCCCCTGGTGCGCATCACCATGGATCGTCATGGTGAACCTAGCGGTCGCGCTACTGACTGATCTGCACGCGGTGTGGTGGATCTTCAACGGATGGATGGCAGCCTCCCTCGTGGTGGCTTGGGTGACGATCAAGGTAGGTGACTGATGGCACTACGCAAGGCACGAGCCGACGACCCAGTTGCCCCCAAGAGTCTCGTGGCGAGCGCACGCCGCTTCACGGGCGTGGGCGACCCCTCGCGCATGGCCCGCAAGGGTGGCTCCGGGTGGCAGGATGCCGCCTGGCACTTCTACAACACGATCGGTGAGTACGCGTATGCCGTGAACTGGGTCGGCAATCTGCTGTCCCGGGCAAAGCTGTACGCGACACGCGATGAAGGGGAGGGTCCTCGCAAGCTTCCAGCGAGCGACCCCGCTTCGCAGTACCTGGACGCGCTGTTCCTGGACAGTCAGGGCAAGGCGACCGCGCTGCAGCAGATCGGCGTGCACTACACCGTGACCGGTGAGGCGTACATCGTCGGCACCGAGGACGCGGACGGCGATCACTGGGAGATCGTCGCCTCCACGCGCATCGCCTACGAGAACGACAAGTGGATTGTTGACGGCAAGGTGCTGGAGGGCAAGCCCCTGGTCATCCGCATCTGGCGCCCGCACCCCGTCGAGAAGGGGCTGGCAACGTCGCCCTCCCGCGCGGCCCTGCCGATCCTGTCCGAGATCGAGCGGCTCACGATGCACGTCGCCGCACAGGTGGACTCTCGCCTGATCAGCGCTGGCATCCTGTTCCTGCCGGACAAGATGACCTTCGCTGTCATCAACGAGGACGGCAAGGTCATCACCGGATCGTCCGACCTGTTCGTCACCACCCTCCAGGACGTTGCCGCACAGGCCATCCAGAACCGGGACAGCGCTGCTGCCCTGGTTCCGATCGTGGTCAGCGCTGACGCGGAGGCTATCGCCGCAGCGCAGCACATGACGTTCTGGTCAGAACTCGACAACCAGGCCATTGAACTGCGCACCGAGGCGATTCGCCGGCTGGCCCTGTCGATGGACATGCCCCCGGAGATCCTCACCGGTCAGGGCGACACGAACCACTGGTCTGCGTGGAGCATTGACGAGTCCGCCATCAAGTCACACACCGAGCCGCTGCTGGCCCGGATCGCTGACGACCTTGCTGTCGGCTACCTGCGCAGCATGCTCGTGCAGGACGGCATGGACCCCGAGGACGCTCGCTCCTACGGCATCGGCGTGGACACCACGGAGATGCGCCTGCGCCCCAACCGTTCCCAGGAGGCTCTGGAGCTTTGGGACCGTGGCGTGCTCAACGCTGCGACCCTCG